GTCTGGCCGAGGATGGCCTTGGACTGGGCGCGGTCGGCCCAATCGACCATCGCCAGGTGCGGCGACTTCTCGCCGCCGCCGACAATCTTCTGGATTTCCAGCTCCATCTCGGCGGGCATGATGGCGCGGGCGTCGTGCCCCAGCGCAGTGACGGCGCGCATCAGACTGGCACGCTCCTCCTGGCTGGCGCCGCTGAAGTACTTGCCGACGATGATCGGCAAGCCGAAGGTTTCGAGAAACTCGGCGAAGTCGCCGATCGCATAGCTCTTGTAGAGGAAGGGCCAGACCAGGACGCGATGCAGGCCCATCCGCCCCAGGTAGCCGGTCTTCGGCTTGCCGTGCGTGTGGAATACCCAGCCGAAGGCGGCCAGCCTGGCGCCGTCGGCGCTGTTGTCGTGCAGCCGCAGCTCGCGGCGGGTCCGGTCGAGACGGAACCATTCCTGTGGCCGGGGATGAAAGGCGGGTAGCAACTCGGCCCCTTCGCGGCGCCACTCCAGCTCGGTCGCGGCAAAGCCGTGGCCGACGCCGTCCATCAGCGCCAGGAACAGATCCTCGATCGGATCGGCGGCGTCGGTGAGTACCTCGGTCAGCCAGTCGGCGTGCTTTTGCTCGGCCGCGCTGGCGCCGCGCGGCGGCATGATCGACCAGTCGAGGCCGATGATCGCCAGCTTGCGCTTGTTGATCTCGGCAGAAAGGTGGGCGTCGCGCTCTTCCATGTCGGCGAAGAGGCGATGTTGCGCCAGCAGGTCGCCGTTGTCGGCCTGGCGCAGCGTGCTGGCCAGGCGCGCCGGCGTCAGACCGTCGAGCATCGGCGTCAGGTAGCTGCGGTCGAGGCTGGCGATGCGGCTGGTCTGTGGCTCGCGAAGGACCGACCGATCGATGGGCTTGCCGAACTGGTCGACCAGTCGCGCGGTGCTTTCCGGTGTAGCCATTACATCATTCTCCTGGAACTGCCGTACTCGCCGTCGTCCGCGGCGTCGGCATTGCCCCGACGGGCGATCGACTGGAAGCCGGCGCCGCCGCCGGCGCCGGCGAAACGCAGGGCGGCGTTCCAGAGCATTTCCAGGGCGTCCGGGCCGTCGTCGTGGTCGGCTTTGGGGAAGTGGCGCAGCTGCTCGATCAGCGTCGTCTGGCTGGGGTGCAGGCGGATCAGCCCGTTGGCCATGTGCGGTTGCAGGGTTTCGATGCGCAGCAGTTTGTCGCTGATCGGCTGCACCGCGCGCGCCGGCACGGGGATGCCGCGCGCGGCGCTGCGCTTGACCAGCTCGGAAAACAGGAAGGCCTGGAACTGGACCGTTTCGACGGCCCACAGCAGACAGCGGTATTCGGCCTGCAGGCTGATGATGTCCTCGATGATGCGATCCGGCAGCCGCTTCTTGATCTGCGCTTCGATCACGTCGAGGATGCCCGTCGCGCGGTTGAAGCCGCCGACGAGCAGGGCGGACGGGTCGCGGCTGGCGCCGGCCTTGCCCAGCGAGGGGTCACAGGCGCCGACCATTCGCCAGTCGGCCAGGCGCGACACCCAGAAGGTGATGACCTTGGCGAACGGCGCGTTGTCGCCGGCGACCGGGTCGTTCTGATACTCCGAGTCGAAGGTGTCGTGGCCGTCGCGGGCACGGATCTTCATCAACGTCAGCAGCGGCCGGGCGGCCCAGGAGACGACCGCGCCGTCTTCCATTTCCGGGTGCAGGGCGTGGAAGGCCATCGCCGGATCTTCGCCCTGGTTGCGCAGGATCTCCTCCCAGCGCTCCCAGAGGTCCATGCGCTCGGGCCACGCCAGCAGCGCCTTGAAGCGCGCGGCGCGCCACAGGGGGTTGGCGAGCGTGCGGCTGAGCACCGAATCGTGATGCAGGATGGTACCGATATAGACCACGTCGAACTTGGCGCCGGCGCCGCCCAGCGGCAGCACGGTCTTGGTCAGCCAGCTCTGCAGCTTGTCGCGCTGCTCGGGATTGCGGACCTGCTCGTCGTTCTCGATGTCGTCCAGCACGCACAGGTCCGGGCGATAGGGGCCGTGCCGCAGGCCGCGCAGCTTCTTGCCCGAGCCGGCCACCTGGACCTTGGCGTCGTTGCGGGTGACGATGGTCGCCGCCTGCCAGACGCGCCCTTGACCACAGCCTTCCGGGAAGTCCATCGCCAGCCGCGGGTTGAACTCCAGCTCGGCCTTGATCGCTTCCAGCATCGGGTACGCCTGGTCGATCGAATCCATGACGATCACCGGGTAGCGCTTGCGGCCGGTGACCAGGCACCAGAGCACGAACAACTGCGACACCAGGGTGGACTTGGCTTCGCCGCGCGGCGCGGCGATGGCGTCGGTTGCTCCCTGGGCGCTGGCGACGATCTCCGGCAGGCGGGCGAACAGGTGCTTGTGCAACTCGCTCTGGTGCGGGCTGCGGACGTAGTGCGGGAAGTAGGTCGAGACGAAGTACTCAAAACTCGTCGTGGCCTGCGCCATGCGCTCGGCGCGCGCGATGGGGTCTGGCGAGAAGCCGGAGACCTCGGCTTCGATGCGCTGCCGCAACTGCGCGGCAAACGCCGCCAGGTCGTTAAACGCCTCCTTCTGGGAGAGCCGTTTGACGCCGGTCGCGCTGCTCACGCCCGCTGTCCCGCGGCATACGCTTCGACGGTGGCGAGCATCTTTTCCGCCGCGGCGGGGTGCAGGCGGACGAACAGCTCGGTCAGGCTCTTGATGGTGGTGTTTTCCGCGGCCAGCCGGTCGGCCTCGGGCATCATCCCCTTGCTGGCGGCGCGCAGCTTGGCGATGGTGTCGCCGAGCGTGGCCATCGCCCGGACGCCCTCGAATGGGTCTTCGGCGCCGGCGGTCTTTTCGAGCAGCGCTTCGCAGCGCAGCAGGCCGGCGGCGATGACGCGGCCGAGCGCCTGCTCGATGCCGCCACCGGACACCAGCAGCGACACCTTCTGGAATTTGTCCCAGTCGTCGGCCGAGTCGCGCGCTTCGCGATACCAGTTGCGGGCGGTGCCAGGCGGTACGCCGACCTTCTCGGCGGCCTGCTCGAGCGGCAGGCCGCCGATGTAGGCGGCCCGCAGTTCCATCTTCTTTTCCGGGCTGTGCGCCATCAGGGCATCTGCCGGCGACCGCACACCACGTCGCGGCCCTCTTCGGTGAGCATGGCGATCTCGTAGCGGTATCCGACCAGGCCGACGTCGGCCAGCCAGGCGAGGTCGGCGCGGACGCGGTCCAGCGTGGCGGCGATGCCGTGCACCCGCTCCAGGTCGTCACGCAGGTCGCGCGGGTTGCAGGTGCCGTCGCGAAACAGCAGGGTCGCCAGCAGGCTGCTGGCGCGTTTCTTGTCGAGCGCGTTCATCCGCGTGCCCCCTCCTTGTGCCGATCCCAGGCCCTTGCCGACCATGGTGTTCATCATCATGCGCATCACGTCGCTCTGCATCTTGGTCTCGCCAACGAGCTGATTGACGGTGGCGGCCAGTTTGTTGATCGACTCGTAGAGCATCGCCACGTCCTTGTGCGTCGGCTGCGCGCGCAGGGTGACCTCGACACTGGCCAGGCGCTCGGCGTGCTGTTCGTACTTCCTGATCAGGTCATCTTCCATGTTGCTCAGGCGATCGTTGGTCACCTTGTTCTGGTTGACGATGTACATGTACGCCGCGAGCCCCCAGGTCAGGCCGAAGTTGGCAACCGCGACGGTGAGCATGATTGTCTGTTGGTCCATCAGAATCCCTTGCTTCGGAGTTCGCGTTCGAGGTCCGACTGGCACTCGACGCAGGTTTGGACGCCAGGCAGTGCGCGGCGGCGTGCTTCGGGTATCGGCTGCTCGCAGACGGCGCAGAAGTCGGCGGCAACGGCTGCCCGCCCAGCCCTGGCGCGGCGCTCGCGAGCCGCCAGGGCGTCGTCGCGCAGCTCCTGTTCGCGGGCGGCCGCGCGGTCAAAGATGTCGCTCATGCGGTGCGCACCGGCAGGGTTGCCGCCAGCACCAGCACACGGCCGGTGGGCGAGAGCGTGGCTTCGCAGCGCAGCAGGTAGGCGGCGCCATCGACCCCGCCGTGCACCGCGTGCAGCACCGCGCCGCCGGCTACCGACGGCGAGCCGGCCAGGACAGCGCCCGGGTTGGGATCGCTGCCGCTGAGCAGCGACGCCGAGACCGGCGGCGCCGCGGCGATGTTTTCGCCGGGATCGACTTCGGACGCGAAGTCGAAGGTGATCACCAGCACCTCGGCCGGGTCCTTGGCTGGGAAGGCGGTGCGCATCAGTAGCGTGCCTCGTAGGATCGGCGCGCCCTGGACGCGACCCAGGCGCGCCGCGCCCGGCGGGCGATGTAGCGCGCATCGCGAGCCAGCGCCGAGGCGCCGACCAGGGCCAGATTGCCCGTGCCGCCGGCGACTGCGCCGCCTGAACCAGCAAGCTGGACGGTGATCCACAGCGCGCCGGCGCCCATCGCCTGGGCAAAGCCGGCCGCGGTGATCGTCACCGTCGCGGCGAGCGTGCCGGACCCCGAGGCAACGGCGCCACCCGAGCCACTGATCGAACCGACCGGACCGCCAGCGAGGGTGCCCGAGCCGCCGGCGACCGCGCCACCGGCGCCGGCAAGCTGGACGGTGACGACGAGCGCGCCCGAGCCGCCGGCCTCGCCGGCGCCGGCGGCCATGGCCGTCAGCGCCGCGGCCAGTGTGGCGTTGCCTGAGGCAAGCGCCGCGCCGGCGCCGGCCAACAGCACGCTGGCCGACAGCCCGGCCGAACCGGCCGCCTCGGCGAGGCCGAGCCGCTGATGC